TATTAGGTCTAACAACCAATATTGAAAATGTTGCAAGGTCGGCAAACCTGGCTGGAATGAGTTTAGATGAATTTGCCACCTTTGCACAAGCAAACAGTAAAATTCTTAGGATACTAGGTGCTGAAAATTTTGCAAATTTATATAGTACTACACTTTTAACAACTAATGGATTACTTGCAATGGGCATGACAGCAGATGATTCTGTCGAAAGCATAATGACTGAATTAGAATATAGACGTAAATTTGGATTAGTGTTAAATCAAAACAGCGGAGAGTTACAAACAAGTTTATTGAGATCTGCCAGAGAACTAAGAATATTTGCTAATGCTGTGGGTATGTCAGAAGCAGATTTGCGAAACGAATCACAAATACGAGAAGATCATACCGATCTAATGCAGTCACAAGTAAAAGCCATGGGCGGAAACACAATGGAACTTGTTAATAGTTCTCAATCCATAAGCAGGGCCTTAAGTGCAGTAGGTGGACAGAATCTTATAGATCCAATATTTGAAGCAATATCCAAAGGTGCTACTGGACTTTCAAGTGATTTTATCACTCTAGGTCAGAACATGCCTGAATTAATAGGCATGATAGAAAAAGAAGCGGCCAGGTTTGATAGAGGAGCAGGCACACTAAATGCAAACTTAGGCTTTGACTTAATACGTTTGCTTAGAAATACCACACAAGGACAAAGAGACCAACTTAATCAAATGCAAATGGCAGGTATTGAAGGTGCGGCAGATTTAAACAACATGCTCAGAAAAGCACAAGCATTGTCCGAGGAAGCCATTAAGTCAATGGAAAAAGAATTAGATCCCAAAACGATGTCTGTATTAAACGTATTTAACAGGCTAGGGTTTGTGGCCAACCAAGTAACTGCCACATTAGGAGATTTTGGTAAAACGTTTGCCTTGGAATTTTTAGGTTTTGGTAGAACACTAGATGAAAACGGTAAAGCAACCTATGATTTTACAAAAGGTGTCGAGTCAATGACTAAAAATATTAGAAAGTTTGCAACAAACGTATTTGGATATAATAGTCCAATAACAGATTCTTTTGATAGCCTTGCAACTTACATCGACGATATGTTCCTGCCCAAAGGAGCAAAAGATAAAGATGAAACAGAGGCACAATATCAAGCCAGACTCAAAGATGCACGTGAAAAATTTGTATCAACTATCTCAGATTTTGCTATAAACTTAGCAAGGGATCTTAAGGATCAAATCAAGCAAGGCACTTTATTTAATTCTATAAAAGATTTCTTTAAAACGTTTTTTGATGATTTAATGTTAGCAATAAATCAAGCAACAGGCGGTGTGTTGTTTGATAATGCAACTCATAAAATGATGATTCAAAGATATCTAGGCGGCGAAATCGATAGCCAGCAGTTTAGAGAATATGTTGGAGGCTTTGATGGTGAAGAAAGAGAATTTTTAAAAGACGCACTAATCAACGATGTGTTAGATAAGAAAGCCAAAGAGTTAGGCATAACCGATAAGACTTCTAGAGCCGCCGGTTCTGGAAAATATGATTTTACTGGCGCACAAATAATGGATAATGCAAGAAAGAGATTTAATGAAGGAGAAGACAACGCCATTTTTAGAGAATTATTAGAAACAACGCCAGGCTTTGACCTACTTGATGTAGAAGAACAAAGGAAAGTTTTTAATCAAAGATTTCTAGAAATATATGAATTCAATAGAGATGCGTATCAGTATCAGTTGCAAATGCTGGAAATGTTAAACGATGCTGGCGTTGACACAACTCTTAACAAGAACCCTAATAATATGTATGGGCGTTACGAATCATACACTGGTCTGGCAAATCGTGCAAGAATAGATACCCGTATCACAGATAAAAATATGGCAAAGTTTAATCGTGTGAGGGAAAACTATGCAGGAGAAGATCCTTTTGCTGTTACACCTAATTATGTACTCAATGAGCAATTTGGTCCTAAAGAGATTATGTCAAGTTTAACAAATAAAACTCTTTCAAATCTTGGTTATGACTCAAAATATAATAAAATATCTGGTCCAGCCCCGGCCAGTCTTGCTAGTTTAGGAGATGTTAGTAAATTTATAACAGCCTACCAAGAAGCCATGGCAGATAGCGAAATGGATCACGAAGAAACAAAACAGTTAATTGCTACTCTTAAGGAATTAAGCAGTAAAATTGCTGATGGCGACAGCGATAGTCGACTTTTAATAACAGGAATTGAAAGCCTAATTAAGGCACAAGATGACCTTACCAATGAACTTAGAGCCGATAACGCATCATAGCACTCCAAAACAATCATTCCGATTGACATCAAGAGATAAATATAGTATTATAACACATTAGAGATATTATATGAGTTGGAAAAAGTTTTTTAATCCGGTAGATAACGCAGGCTTGCCCTCAGGTGTTCGAGGCAATGACGGCCAAGCAGACATGTATGCAAGTCGATACAGCAGTTGGCTACCAGAAGTTTACAGCGGATCACCTGATAGGGTCATGCGATATTATCAGTATGATGCAATGGACAGGGATTTAGAAATAAATGCCGCATTAGATATTATAGCAGAATTTTGTACACAAGAAGAAGATACAAATTTACCATTTAAAGTTGAATACAACGACACACCTAGTAATCCAGAAATCAAGGTTATACAACAAGGATTACAGAAATGGTGTAAACTAAACGAACTTCCCAGACGAATTTTTAAAATATTCCGTAGTACACTAAAGTACGGCGATCAATTGTTTATTAGAGATCCAGAGACCAAAAAACTATACTGGGTAGATCCGTATCAAGTAGAAAAGGTATTAGTAAACGAAAGTAATGGTAAAAAGATTGAACAATACTTTATTAAGAATTTAGATTTACATTTGAAAGATTTAGCGGCTACCAGTGTATCAGCAAACCAAGACAGACCATATGGTTCAGGTGCTATCATGAGTGATTACACAAATCCGCAATCCAGTTCAGGATTTAAAAGCAGTAGTTCAGGATATGGACCGGATGCCAATAATGCAATGCCTATAGATGCACAACATGTTTTACACATCAGCATGAGCGAAGGCATGGAAACAACATGGCCTTTTGGTAACAGCATATTAGATCCTATTTTCAAAGTTTACAAACAAAAAGAACTATTAGAAGATGCTATTATTATTTACAGAGTACACAGAGCACCAGAAAGACGTGTGTTCTTTATTGATGTAGGTAATATGCCACCGCACAAAGCACAACAATACTTAGAACGTGTTAGATATGAAGTACAACAAAAACGTATACCTAATAAAACAGGCAGTGGACAAAACATTGCAGACAGCAGTTACAATCCTATGAGTATGTTAGAAGACTACTTCTTTGCACAAACGGCAGATGGTAGAGGTTCAAAAGTTGACACACTACCCGGTGGTAGTAACTTAGGTGAGATTGATGACCTTAAGTTTTTCAATAACAAACTGATTAGAGGGTTGAGAATACCCAGCAGTTACTTGCCAACTGGACCAGACGATGGTTCAGCACCTTACAATGACGGTAAGGTTGGCGTTGCATACATACAGGAATATAGATTTGCTAAGTATTGTGAAAGACTGCAAAGGCAAATTATTAAAAGCATGAATGAAGAATTTAAAATTTATTTAAAAGCAAGTGGCATAGAAGTAGACAGCAGTTTATTTGATATATCATTTGGCGAACCGCAAAACTTTAGTTCTTACAGAGAATTAGAATTAGATCAAGCAAGAACACAACTGTTTGGTACACTAGAAGGCATTCCTTACTTGTCAACTCAGTTCAAACTTGCTAAGTACTTAGGTCTAAGCGAAGACGAAATAAGAAAGAACGAATTAATGTGGGCAGAAGAAAATGCATTTGATGTTGATGCGATGGACGACACAACATCAGCAGACTTACGACAAGTAGGTGTAAGACCGCAACCAGGTGGCGATGTTAGTACAGCACCAATAGATATGGGACCAGTAGATACTCCTGATGCATCAGTAGATGCTTTAGGCGAACTTGGTGACGAAGGCGGAAACTTAGGAATATAATATGAAACTAAACGAATTTTACGAGCCAGCAAAAGACACTATCAATCAAAGGCACAAAACTGACACTAGAAAAAAGATGTTGAGTCTAGAAGAGTTAGGCAAACTGAGAAAGATCAGAGAACTCAAAAAAGCAGAAGCAGAAAGTCATAAAAAACTTGCTTCAGTGATGTATGCCAAACCAACTGACGGTGGCGGAGCAGGCGGCTTACTATAATTAAATGAAGACCCTTGTTGTTTGCGGTTGCAGTTGGAGTTGCCGCGATCCACTATATCCCAATTTTGAATACGGATACCTAGTAGCAAAAGATCTAGGCTACAATTATATCAATTTAGCACGATGCGGTATGAGTAACTTTGGCATACGCACACAAATAGACTATGCACTAGAGCACTTACAACCAGATTTAATAATCATTAATGCAACTGGTGTAAACAGATTTGAAATTCTCAAAGACTTAGATAACACATATGATCACAACAAAGCATATGATCAAATTTGCTTTGGCGATTTTGATTGGGATCACTTTGATCACGAACATCATATAAACCATGGCAAAACATATGATCCGCAAATTTGGTGCGACAGCATTTACACAGTTATCAGTCAAGAAGCAAGACGTTATCATCACATAGACGAAGACAGAGTAAATGCACTAAAAGACTATGCATACTATGTGTTTGATGAAAACATAAAAGCACACAATGATTACTATGTGTTACAAAGCGGTTTACTGAGTATATTAAATCATAATGTGCCGTTTTTATTCTCCCCTAATACCTTTGAATTCAGTGAATTTGATAAAACGGGTTTGATAGAGGACCATCACCAAATAGGCAGTTTTAATTGGGACTTCGTTCCTGATAAATACTTGTTACAAAATGGTGCAGGATATTATGCTCAGCATAATCCAAAGCACTTAGATGAACAAGGAAACGAAACTACACATTACCCAGTAAGTAATCATAACTCACCATACGCACACAGAATGTATGCAGATTACATCTTAGAGGCAGTCAATAGCAGGTCTTTATAACTTGTTATAACTAAAATACCTCAAAAAAACACCGTTTTTTACATAAAACAGTACATTACTATTAAATACAATTACGATATATCAGGCAATGCCTGAGTTTAAAGGAGAAATTACGATGTCAGATAAAAGTGTTTTAGAACAAGTACTGGAACATCTTTTAGCAGAGGACGATGCTCAAGCCAAAGACTTGTTACATAGTTTTATGGTTGAGAAGTCCAGAGAGATTTATGAAGATCTCTTAGATAAAGATGCTCTAGAAGAGGCACTCGACAACGAAGTTGTTGAGGAAGAATCTGAAGAATCCGAAGAAGACACAGTCGAAGAGGCTGAAGAATCCGAAGAAGAGGCTGTTGAAGAAACAGTAGCAGGTTCACCAAGTGAAGACTTCTACGATGAAGTAGAAGCAGACGTTATGGCTGATGAATCAGGTGTTAACGAAGATGACGACGAAATTGAAGACGAAATGGAACCAGAAATGGATATGGAAATTGATGGTGAAGAAGAGTCTGAAGAAGAAGTCGAAGACAGAGTTGACGATTTAGAAGCACAATTAGACGAACTAAAAGCAGAATTCGAAAAGTTAATGTCAGATGAAGACGGCGAAGAAGCCGACGATGCTGAAGCAGATTTAGAAGATGAAATGGAAGTTGAATCTTTTGAAGAAGAAATTGACTTAGATGAAGAAGTTGACGAAGAATTAGAAGAAGCAACTAACTTCAGTAAAAATCAAACTGCAAAGAATGACTCAAGTTCAGACAATGATGCGTCACCAAAATTCCCAAAGAAAGAAAATTTCGGAACAGACGAAAAAGAACTTTTTGGTAAGGACGGCGCAGAAGGTAAGAAAGGTGATTCAGCCAAAAGTAATCCTACAACGGATAACATAGGCGAAAAACCAAAGGCTCATCCAGCAAGTAAAGTAACTGCTGATAAGTCTACGAGTCCTATTGCAGGAAAAGTTTAGTAATTAGGAATATATAATATGTCAAGACAGTTATTTGAATACTACAGTCCAGAAAAAGCAAATATTATAGTTGAATCATCTAGTGATGGTAAAGACTTACATATGAGCGGACTGTTTATACAAGGCGAAGTTAAAAACCAGAATGGAAGAGTTTATCCACAAGAAGAGATACAGACGGCTGTAGAATCGATTGGTAAACGAATCCAAGTTGGCGAAACTGTACTTGGCGAATTAGATCATCCAGCAGAATTACAAATTAATTTAGATAGAGTAAGCCACATGATTACTGAGATGCGAGTAGATGGCGCAGATGGCTTTGGTAAACTTAAAATATTGGATACTCCAATGGGTAAGATAGCCGAAGCACTACTAAAAGGTGGCGCCAAATTAGGCGTTAGCAGTAGAGGAAGTGGTAATGTAAATGAAAGCGGTAGGGTAAGCGATTTTGATATAGTAACTGTTGACATCGTAGCACAACCAAGTGCCCCAGATGCCTACCCTAAAGCAATTTACGAAAGTTTATTTAATATGCGTGGCGGCGCTCAGATTTTTGAAGCCG